CCTAGGGTAAAACTTTATCAAGAGAATAGATAGCATTATTTGCCTGTGTAATGCTAGGGGGTCGGAGATATCCATACCTGAAATCATCACCAGCAGCTATAAACACATATTGTGTTACGTTGCCTTCTGCTTCATCAGGTACAGTACCAAAAACTGTTTGTAATAAAACGCCATTTTCTAAGGGCATAGAATCATATCTAAAACCATCAGCATCAAGATCATCTGGTAACAATGTTGTTAAAAGAAAATTGAAAGGTGAATAGTAAGGAACTTCCACTTCCAATGTGTTATCTTGAGCTAAAGTAGTTAAAGTAAGACCATACCCTGCTGTATGTATTGAAGCGGTACCATTTGGAATAAAATCCCAATCTGGATAATGGGTTATTGCCAATGCTGATTCTGTATTTCGTGAACGAGGATTAACAAATTTATACCTAATGGAGCCAGACCATATCGAAAAGATTCTTCCTATTTGTGAAAGATAAGAATTATCTGATATCGTCATAGTCTTAGCAAATGGTGAACCTGGTGTTAAACGGGGATGAACATGAAATCGTGAATTTCCTGGATCAACTTGAAACGGGTTTTCTGCTACACTAACTGGTAATTGACTTTTATACAAGAATGTAAATCTACGTATTAAATCTAGCATCGAATAAGATTCTCCAAACCTTTGCTCAGGTGGCGAAATTCCTGATCCTAAGCATAACTGAGCTACAGTCGAAGAACCCTCATCCTTTGTTCGATTACTTTGTAATTCAATTCCTGAAATAGAAGGAATAGCATTTCGTGTAGGAGTTGGGGGAACCTGAAAATTAAAAGTTGGTGCTCTAGGAACATAAAACTGGAAATCTTCTGCTGCTCTGACATAAACGTTTATTTCTATATCAGAAGGAACATTAGATGCTGCACATAATCTGTTCTGAACAAATATACGCACAAATCCTGTTTCAAATTCATCTGAAGCGTTGTTACGGGTTGTTTTCATTGCTGTCGGAGACGTAAATGGAACCATAAAAGATATTTTAGATGTTTGTTGAATATCAAGAATCACGTTTGGATTAGATGATGATGCTGCTGAATATGTGGGAACTGAATAATTTGGTTGATATGAAACTAACAATCTTCCAGAATGATAACGGGTGGCTACGAATTCTATATCGTATATGATGCCACCACGCCAGTAATTGAAAAATTGAGCTACATATGCCAAATATGACATCAATTGAACATTTACTCCATTAACCTGTATTTGTGGGGCTACACTAGGGGCTACGGGTGCTTCCATGAGGGATGCTCCTGGATTATCAGTAGTATTCCATTTAAGTTGCGCCAATAGCATAGGTGTTCGGGCTATTTTCATAAAATCCATATCTTCTGTAGAGGATCCAAAAATGGATGGTGATGGTATATATCCTGATTCTGGATCAATCGCTAGTCGATGAGAACGTGAAGCTCCCATTCCAACTGCTAAGTTTTCTACAGGAGATATTGTCTTTTCTGGTGAAATTATACGGGTGGGGTAATCAAAACCAAATACAGAACCCAAATTATCTATCAATCCTTGGCCACTTCTTAAAGCACCTCCTACATTTCCTGAGGCTAAGTGACCAATCGCATTCCTAGTATTTTGGACTCCTTGTGAAACGGGTCCCATTACTTGTGATATCAATTCAGTTAAACCCGAAGGTGTAGCTTGATGATAAGCAATAGGGACATGAACACTAGCATCAGAAGCATAAATCCAAACTGTTATGGTAAGGTTTGTGGTTGCTCCCTCTGCTGCTTGAAGAGGATTTAAAACTTGAATACGAACTTTCCCCATTGTATCATATCCTGCATCAGAATTAGATACGAGAAAAGATCGTGGATGTACAAATGGAATTCGTAATTCAATTGGATCTGATTCAGACGCCATAACTTTAACTGAAGGTAATCCAGTTGCATAATACAAATCATGAACTGGATGTGAAGTACCTTGAGCATCAGCATAGGTGTCATACGATTGTGAAAATGGATCAAACGTCATGATTAATTGCCCTTGATGAAATTGTGTGGAATTAATTTGTAAACGAACTACAGGTGATAATTTGTAAAACGCATACATTCTTAAAGTTCGAGTCATCAAAGATTCTACAGAATCTAAAATATTTGGAAATTTAAAAGATGTTATTATAGTTCCACGAGCTTGAGTGGGATTCCATTCATATTGACCAATTTGCACGGGTTTGGTTAACTGTTGTTTCGCAAACCAATGTTCATCGGGCATATGTTGCTCAATTTCTGGAGGCAATTGCATAGAGACATCGTGTTTCGCTTGTTCTGAAATGATAGCTCGCTCTTCCATAAAGGTAGTATTCGCAGGCATTTCAGATTGTGGGGCTAAATTGTCGGTCATTTTTGATGGTAAACTTTCTGCAATTCTTTAATTTACACAGCACCTATAGGTTTGAATTAATCCATATAGGGCTGGACCAGTATGATTTATTTTACTTCGCTCATGCATTCTTAATAGAAGACGAAGTCTTACGATAGATTGTTATACTGATACTTACAATCTAAAGGACTTAATATAAGTCGAAGTTTATAACGCATATTACTTTAAACAGAGCCAAAG